CGCGCGCAAATCCGCGATTGGCGAGGGTCTCGGAGAACCGCTTGTTCGATCCGGGGAATTCGCCGTTCGCATCCGCCCAGCTCTTCCAGTCAGCGTAGAGCCGCTGGGAGGTGTCCTGCAGATGCGGAGCCTGGTCGCAGCGCTCCTCGAGCCACCGCCCCAGAGCATCCTCGGCCTCGAAATATTCCTCTGTGGCGGCAAGGACCGATACGGGCGGTTTCAGACCTGTCCGCTGCCATTCCAGACAGCCCTGCAGCGCCCATGCGAGAATGCCGTCGCGTTCCGCCAGCAGCCGATCCGGCAGACGCTTGTCACGTTTGTGGGCCGGAATAGTCACCGTGAACGGGATCATGTGCAGGCGCCGCCGCATTGCCTCGTCGACATTGCGGATCGATGGCTTGTGGTTACCGACCACCAGCAGCTTGAACTGGGGCATGAACTCGAAGAAATCCTGCCGCATGAACCGGGCGGTGATCTTGTCGCCGCCGGTCAATGCCTTCAGCTTGCTCTCGGCCCAGCGGCTGCCCTGTTCAGTTTCGATGGCGGAGACGACCCGCGCGCCCCGCAGTCCCGCCATATCGGTCGGGTGGCGATCGCCGTGGCTCGCCATGAACATGTCCATCGCTGCGACCGTTGCGTAATCGCCCGTGATCGCAGTCAGGGTGTTGGCGAACACCGACTTGCCGTTGGCGCCCGTGCCGTAGAGGAAAAACAGGGCATGCTCGGTCGTGACACCGGTCAGGCAATAGCCCGCCATGCGCTGAAGGTAGCGCTGCAGTTCGACATCGCCGCCGGTGACGGTATCAAGGAACTCCAGCCAGACTGGACAATCCCCCTGCGGTGACGCGCTGGTGATCTTGGTCATGTAGGCCGGGCGGTCATGCGAGCCGAGAAGCCCGGATTGGAGATCGACGATCCCAGCCGGCGTGTTCAGCGCCCAGGGATTGCGATCCCAGACCTCGGTGGTCTCGGCATGGCGACGATCGGCACGGGCGATACGCTCGACGGCTGCAATAGTGGATGCCGACGACAACTTGGCCTTCAGCTTGGCGCTCGCCGCCTTGCGTGCCGCGGCCCGGCATATCTGCCGCGACAGGTCATAGGCCTGCAGCGTATCCTCTTTCCGCCAGACCGTGCCCGACCAGTTGAGCCACTGACCCCAGGCTGCGACGTATCGCCAATCCTCCGCATACTGGTCGGTGAACGCCTCAGCCAAGGCATCCTCGGTCAACTGGACCGGAGCCGAGCTCCCGCCGCTGTGGCCGCCACCTTGGGGTGGTCCGCCACCGGGATCAGCATCAAGATAGTCCTCGCCGTAGTTGGCACTGTCGAGCTTCCATATTTTCTCGGCCTCGTGCCGAAGGCGCGATTCCTCCCAGGGCGGATCGATGCGGGCGCTGTTGTAATCGACAATTTCAGCCCACGCCTGGGCCGCGGTAACATGGCCTTCGCGGCACCGACGGATCCAGTAACCAATGATCCGCGACAGGGCCTCGAAGCGGGTGGTGCCGTCAACGCCGCCTTCGCGGACAACATGGCTGAACAGCTCAGTGACCGCTCCGGAAGTCACGCCGGCGTTGTTGAAATCGAGATCCGACGGAACTTCCCCCTCGAGCGGGGGCATTGCCATCACGGCTTCGACAAGGTCGCCGAGATCATGATCCCGCGTCCGGCAGTGGAGGATTTCTACCAGCCGCTGCGTGCCGGATTTGGCGTGCACCGAGCCTGCCACCCGGATCGGCTGGTGCGGCGAGCGAAATGACGGATCGCCGCCAACCTTGCAGGCGATCATGTGCCGGGCACGGCAGACGGTGGTTATATCGTCGCCCTCGGCCGGTTCGGACAGCCGCCAATAGAGGTGCAGCTTGCGCTGGCCCTCTGGCGTGATGCCGCCCGATGCCACCTCGAGACTGGGTTCACCCAGATGCCGCGCCAGGTGATCCCGCTTGGCGCCGATGTCGCCATGATCGAGATCGACCAGCACCACTTGGGTCTGGGCAATGTGCTCAGCCTTGGCTTCACCAGCCGCCAGCACCGTTCCCGGGACCACGAACAAGGCCATGCCATTGTCGGCCGCCCAGCCGGCCTGGACCGCCAGCTTCCCTGCCAATTCGGCGTCGTTTTCCATGAAAGGGGTGTGAGGCATGTGATCGCCGCCGCCCTTTTCGGCAAGCGCGCGGACGGGTACGAAATGCTCGCAATAGCCCAACACCATGTCGGTGAAGGTCGCGATCATTGCGGGGTCTGGTTTGACGGGCGGCTGTACCGCTTCGGTGTCAGCCGCCATCATGACCAGCACCGCTGCTTCCAGTCACACCACATGCATTCGAAATAATCGGGATCAGCCGCGACGCGTGGGAGCCATTCACCGGCGTCGCATGCCTGCAGTATCCGCACTGCCTTATCGCTGCAGGCCTGCGCCAGCGCGCCGTTGAACGGCACCAACTCATGCCAGAGCTCACAGGTATCCTTGTTGACTGCCGTGAACACGGCCGGATGGTCCGTGAGGCCGAGATAGGCTTGGTAGAGCGCGATTTGCGCAGCGTAGACGGGCTTCGAGACGGCCACTCCGCGCTTCACGATGTCTCGCCAGTTCTTCGCGTTGGCGGACTTGCACTCCCACAGCGCCGGGACGGCCAGGTCGTCCGGACCTGCCACAATGACCCCATCGATGTGGCCACGAACCCGGTCGTCCGCGACCGCAAATCCGAACTGGTCGCCAGATGAATTGCGCGTGCGCAGGTCGTATCCGGCCTTAGTCAGCCAGTCGACAGCAAGGTCCTCGAACACATGGCCCACCGCGAAAATCCGCAGGGTCTTGCCATTGAACTCCCGTTCGGGATCGCGCGGGACCTTCAGATATTCATACTGCAGCTTACGGGCGCAGCTTTCGCCAAGCCTGCTGCCGCCAAGGTATGTCCGCGGTTCGCGCGTGCTGTTTTCCAAGGTGAGCGCGTTGTCGATCCGGGCGTTCACCACATCGACGAACTGGGGAGGTTTCTCCCGGTGGTTGAAATCGAGCGGGTCCATCAGAACGGCACCTCCGGTGCGCTCTCCCACATCGACCGCTGGAAGCCGTCGACGGCAGCCTCGGCAAGGGCGGCCGCCTGTTGGTCGGTCAGTTCATTGAAGCGCCGGTGCCAGCCGATGCCGGCCATGGCGCTGCCCATGTTTTTCATCGCGGCGATGAGGGCCGCGCGTTCGCGATCACCGGGATTATCCATGACCGGCCATCCCGGTCAGCACCACCAGCGTAAGGGTGGGCATATGATTCGCTGCGACGACGGCTCCGACCACAAGAATGGTCGGGTCTGTGGAGCGATTTATGTGGATAGCCAGGCGATAGCTGGCGACCCGGGAGCGGACACGTAGCCCGCTAAAAAACCTCAGAAAACGGTGCATTTGACAGGACTCCAGATGGTCCTGTCACTTACCGGCGCGTCATTTGAACTGTCGGGAGAACAAAATGAGAATTTACCCTCTTTCGCCCGATTGCGTGGGCGATAATGTGTGCTGCGACCAACCTGACCAGTTCCCGGAGCCTATATGTCGACTTTCAATCCACGCACTTTCCTTCATCCGGATCGACTGTCGACAATCGCGCCACATATCCTTTTCCAATTCTTGAGCAATTGGCAGGCCTTTTTCGATTCCAAGAGCTTCGATCTCACCCCACTGACGTCGGGGAAGCCGCATTACGAAGAAGTGGCCAAGGTTCTGCTTGCTTCAGATGGAACCATGCCACCTGAAATGGTGGATGCACTTCATTACATCGACGAGATGGCGCGCGATGACGCGATTGATGAGTTGCTGGAACGAGCCAAGGAAGACGGACATACGATCACGGTCACACCGGATAGTTCATCGGCTGATGCTGCCATCCAGGTCTGGCAGGCGAACCCCGATCTCCTGATTGAGATCCACGCCGAAACCCTCGCGCTTAAGCAGCAAAGGTTCATGTATTTCGCCGGCAAGAAAACCAATCGTCGCGATCTCATGAAGCATACTCCCCAAGAGGTGGCGGATATCCAGTCCAAGGTGGATGACTGGTTTGCAAGTAAACGTCGCGGACGGGGGAGCAGAGTTTTCTTCTTCAAAAATGACAAGAAGGTGTGGATCGTCATTCGTCACGGCAGGCCGATGCAGCGTGAAGGCAGCCACAACGATGACGGGTCAACCGGCATCGCCTTCTATCGTCCGCAAGAGCACGATGTCCTCGTGTATGATCGAGGGCGCGATGAAATGGGCATCAATTGCAGCTCATCGCCTCAGCGCACCAAGTACCTCGAAACGCTCGGCGAAGTGCTCTTCGGCGACAAGGAGTATTTCGACACTGCTCTGAAATACACACTCGATCCACTGATCACGCTGGGCCAGGCCGCATTGGCATGCGGGGACATAGACGGCATCGATGAAATCCGCCTCGGTGAGATCCAGATCCGCCACGGTGGGGGATTCCTGATTTTCAGGGCCAATGACGTTTTCGGGTCGGACTCGGCTTTCATCAGAGAGCGGCTGCAGAATGGGCCGATCGATCGTGCGAGCTTCAAGGTCAGGTTTGTAAACTCGAAGAATCCACTGACGGTCAACATCCTGCCTGCCAATGTTGCGCGGTATAGCCAGAAGGGGGACAGCGCAGCCGTCGAGGAATGGCTCAAGAAGCGCGGGTTCGACATTTCCGAGGCCGTAGATGGGGAAGATGATGACGACGGCGCTCTGGAACGCGATTGAGACGATCCCGCCTAGCGGGGGAACGCGAAAACACTGGCAAATGGTAACGGGTTCGGATTGGGCTGCGGCGTCTACCCTGTTGCGCGTGACCGGAATGCAAGCGGACACGATACCCTGCTTCAATATCCAGCCGGGCGGATGCTACCGATCGATCATTAGGCACAATGCTGGCAAAATCCGGGCAGTTTGTGCTGAGCCAGAAAAGCTCTGCAGCAGCGAGAAATTGACCGTTGCCGATGCGGAGCAGCTGGCGGTTGATCGGGTCAAACTTGCTGCGTCTCTTGTCCGGGCACTACAATTGACAAACGGGAAGCCTCCGCTGGCTTCGGAAGGCCTGCTCAACCTTGGGTACCATTACGTTCATGCCGGACTGGGCTTTCCCGTGTTCCTTCTTCTGGGCGGTGGGACCTTAATCGATGCAGCGACCGCCTTCGCTGCCGTCGAGAGCTTTAAGGGCGCGAAGCTGGTGCTGACCCCTACCGCCGGAAGTCTGAACTCCACAGCCAGGGCTTACCTGGCCAAAATTGGTGCCACCACCATGGCTCTTTCTGGCTTGGTCGGTTTCAACGCCGACGGGATGTTGGCGCCGATCGCCCCGATCGAGCAGCTTTTCGCAACCTTACGAGCCGAATTCGAAAATGCGGATGACACGGCGGAATGGCTCCTGCCCGCAGACGCGACCTGGTCGAAGGTCACCATAGAGTTTCGCGAACTGCAGGAAATCGAGGCGCAGTATCAGGGCGTGAAGCCGAAAAGGATCACACCTCAGGATCTGCGGCTATGGGATGCTGAGTCCGGTCGGCCGAAGGCAAGCTGGAATGCCCTCATGACCATCCCCTCGAACGGCGGCCTGCTCAAGCCGTTGAATGGCAAACAAACCGCTGATGCCTTCAAGCAGGTCAAGAAGCAGCTCAAGGAGGTTCTGAGCAAAGTTATCACGATACCTGGCGATCCTTTCGAATATGATCGCCAGGCCAAAGCCTACCGTCCACATTTTCTCGTGCGGGCCGATGCGCTTCGGCAGGGTCGAGAGGACCAGAACTGGTGAAATTTCACCCATAGAAAAGCACGGAAACAAATTTTTTTTCACAGTGACGCCCCCGGGAGACCTCTGTTTTCCGGGGGTTTCTTGTTTGTGCTGCGATCCGCCGAGCACCCCATCGTGAAATTTCACCCCGACCAGCATTCCAGCCTTCGAGCTGGTCCGCAGGTCAAGGCGAACCCACATGGAGCTCAACAACCGCTATGGCGGCATCTCCCCCCGCGTAATCCGTAACATCAAGTATCGGGCCGCGAGGCTGGCGCGCTGTGGCGCGCTGCCCGGCATGGACAAGGACGACATCGAGCAGGAGCTGATGCTCGACCTGCTCCGGCGTAAGGGCCGGTTTGACCCCAACCGTGCATCCTTCGACACCTTCGCCGACCGGGTAATCGCCAACCGGGTGGTCAGCCTGACGGCATCGACCCACAAGCTGCGCGCCGAACGCATCACCATCTCCCTCGACTTCGTTGTCGCGAATGACGACGTGGACGACGGCACCAGCCTGCTCGACAAGCTGGACGACCTCGAAAATCCCTGTGCCGTAGACGAACTGAAGATCGGTCTCGTCCGCGATGTCGCGCGCTTCATCGGCGACCTGCCGCCGGTTCTGCAACGCTACGTCGCTATCCTCGCCGCCGACAACGTTTGTGAGGCCGCGCGGGAGGCAGGGCTGCACCGGTCGACCATTTACGAGCGCAAAGAGCAGATCCGCCGGGCCGCCGAGGACTGGGGACTCGCGGAATATCTCGGCCTCATCCCGACAGTTCGGAATCGCCGCCGGTAGATGACCAGCAGAGGACGACGGCACCGCCGCTCGAAACCTCGCCAAATCATGCCGGGCCTTCGGGCGAATACAACACCCCCAGTGGGGAACAACCCGACCGCGTGCTCCAGGGCGGCGTCGGGCCCGGCAGATGTTTGCCTGACGAACCCTGGTCCCTTCGACGAAACGAGGAGACCCTCGAAATGATTACGACTTCGCCTCTCAAGCGCCTTCGCAAGTCCCTGTGGCTGCGCGATGTCCCTGAAATTCTGACCGTGCCCGCGATGGGCGATGACCCCGCGGCCTACATCCCGACCGAGGAAGCCACGCTCGACGAAGTGGCCTTCGCGGAAGTGGCGATCTCCCGTCAGGCCAGCGCTCTCAACAGCATCGCTTACGGGCTGGCGGAAATCGTCAAACGTGCCCGTCGCCAGGGCGCCCATGGCTACGACAATGCGGTCGCGGCCGCCCTGCGTGATCTGGAGAGCGGCAAGTGAGCGCCGCCTTCAGCAGCACCCCGCTGCAGATCATCACCGCCGACGAACGGATGCGCGAGCGCCGCGGGATCAAGGGCGTGCTGACCGGGATCTCCGGGATCGGCAAGACCTCCCAGCTCTGGACCCTCAACCCGGACACCACGCTGTTCATCAACCTCGAGGCGGGTGAACTGGCCGTGCAGGGCTGGCCCGGCGATGAGATCCGGATCCGCGACTGGGATCGCGCGCGGGATCTGGCCTGCTGGATCGGCGGCCCCAATCCCGCGATGCGCGACGATCAGACCTACAGCCGGGCCGATTATGCCCGGGTGTGTAATGCGTTCGGTCCGCCGAACATACTCGACAAGTA